CTTCTGCGCTATCCTCACTATATCCATAATCATCTATAAGAGTTTGAATCATATCAGTATATTTTTTCTTTTGATCATCATCTCTAGATTTACTTCTTGTAACTATTCTAGCAATATCTTTAACAGATCCTATTAGATACGACTCTATTGCTTCGCATAGCGGTCCGTAACTCTTATAATCAATTTTTTCACCCCTTCTCATCTTTGCAAACATATATGCTGTTACATCAGATCTAAATCCATCTGTTGAAGATCCTGTTATCCCTATCTGCTCCTCTATTGCTGACATGAAGTTTTCGTCAGGATCTCTATCCTCTCTTGTAATCTTGTCTTTTACAAGTGTCTTATTTGTAAAAGACTCTGCATTATCCAAATATGCATCAAAGAGAGACTGTGCTTGTTCTTCATATGCTGTTATAAATGCTTTTGCAATTTCATTTTCCAGTATTTTTAGATATTCTTCTCTTATTATTTTTTGAAGTATTTCAAGATATAGTTCTTTATCATCATTTGCAACTATTTGATCTTTAACTTGATCTACTAAAGATTCTATAATTGAATTCGGTGTAATCATATTTTTTTCTGAATCAGATAGTGCATTATCGATTCCTTTCATAATAAACCTTGTTGATATTCCTGACATACCTTCTCCGTATGCTTCATCCCTAAGGTCTCTTATATCTATATTTTTCACCCTTCCCCTTTCAATTACATCTTCGCCGTTGTATATCTTCATCTTAGTAAGAATATCACATTTTTGAGTAGATTTTATCCTAGATAGAACAGAGAACATAGAAGCTATTTTCAATGTATGTGGTGCTATATGAGCATCAAAATCTGATAGTGATAAAAGTTTTTCGTATATTTTAATTTCTTGGTCAAGTTCTAAGACATACGGAACATCTATTTTTACAATTCTATCTAATATTGCCTCATTTGTATGTTCACTTTGAAATCTGTTCCATTCTGCTTCATTGCAGTGCGCAAGAATTACTCCGTCAAAATGAAGCATATCATGTTTTCCAGGACTAGGAATTCTCTTTTCTTGTGTAGCAGTTATTACTGTATGTAAAAATTCAATTTCATTCTTAAAGATTTCTACTAGCTCTACAATTCCTCTATTTCCAATATTAAATGCACCAGTTAGTGATAAGACCCTGGGATCATCTTCAGAGTATTTATCTAATTTTGATATATCTTCTGTTCCAACTAAAACACTAACATCTTGACTATTTGCATCCATTGGTGGAACTGAAGCAATTCCCCTTCTGGCTCTTTGGGAAAATGTTGACTCTACAACTTTATAGTTTTCATATTTTCCGTCTAGCTCATTAAGAAGATAATATCTCGCAATAGGGCTAATATCTCCGTCTATCTTTACACTAAGTGCTTTTTCAAATCTTTCCCTAAGGCTTCTAGGTATTAGCTGTAATGGCTCTCCCTTCTGTGGATCTGAGTCTAAGTGAAAGTATTTTTCGCCTTCTAGCGAAGATTTTATGTGTTCAGTTAGTGCTGATTTTCCTGCACCTACAGGCCCCATTAATAATAATATTTGCCTAGACTCCTCACCTCTTTTCGATGCCGATGCTAGGAATCTCATTATTTTTGATATAACCCTTTCCATTCCGAAAAAATAATCTTTAAAGTAATTGTAAACTTTTACATTATCACCTTCAAATATTGAATTCTTTCTCGGATCGGAATCCTTTATCACAGAAGAACCGTGAGACATTAGTGTCTCATACAATCTTCTATGAGAAGTCTTTATTAAATCAGGATTTTCTCTAATATGCTCTAGATAGTCTACGAAACTACCTTCAAATTTTTCAGAGGTTTTCTTACCTCTTTGCTCTTGAATAATTTTTAAAAAATCTTGTTCAGACATTTTTTCTCCATAATCATTATATCAAATTTCCCACGGTTCTTCTTCAATAATTGTGAACAGTTTTACATTTTTTGGCCATATACGCTGTATAGCCTTGACAACCTCATCAGAATATGTGAGTTCTAGATCTCTACCGTCATGCTCATGCTTCAATATTAGATCTCCGTTATTTGATATATTTGATACTGAAATTACTGGCATTGAGTTTGTCCCAGTATTTCTAAGCAAATCATTTCTAATTTCTTTCCAGCCCTTTGAATCAGATACATCATCTATAAACGTCCCATCTTTTCCTGGTGAATAGCTAAACAAGTTTAGCTCTCTATAGTCTTCATAGTCTAAATACATTCTAATAGCAGATACGTCATCGTGAACCTCTCTTATGAAAAAACATTCATTTATTCCCATTTTTTTCTCAATTTTATTAAATATATAAAATCCAAGATGATATGGATTCACAGATCCTATGTGCGGTCTTATTACTTGATTGTGACTTTTTAGAAATGGTAGATGCATATCCTGAGGTAGATCTAGATTGTTCAATATTTTATAGTGCCAAAAAGATGCCCATCCTTCATTTAAAATTTTTGTTTGAATTTGTGGCATAAAATATCTAGATTCTTGTCTTACTATTGATAATATATCAGTTTGCCAATCATCATAGTGATCACCATATTCTATTAAGAATGATAAAAGATCATTATCTGGTGCAAGCAATCTTTTATCTAAGTTTGGAATCTTATTATTTGAACTAGTCTTGCTTTTATTAAATCCGTCTATCATATTTTGACGTATTTGATTTCTTGTAAGCCTTCTAGTTCTATTTCTCTCTGTTTGAAATTTAATAGTATGAACACTATCTAAAAACTTTTCAACTTTTTCTAGGCCGATTAATGGATCTTCTACATATTTCTGTATTCTCTTTCTTGCATTTCTAAATCTAGAAACTATTGAATCAGGATTAGTATTCTTAAAAATTCTATTATTTTTAAAAAAATCTGAATGACCTATACAGTGTGCCATTATTAGTACTTGAAGGTACAAGGGATTTTGCTTCATTAGATAGGCTATGGATGGATTTGAATTTATTATAAGCTCATACGGCAAGCCTTCCATTCCAAGATTATACATCTGGTGAGTTCTTTCGAAGCTTTTTCCATAAGACCAGTGCTGATAGTGTGATGGCATTCCGTGATATGACATATGACCTATCATTTCATAATAATCACAGACTTCATAATTTATAGGAAACCAATCTAGATCAAACTCTTTTGCCTTTGACATAATAGTTTTATCCCATAGCTCCAAATCGCTAAGTGTCCAGTTCATAAGCACCACCAAGTATTCTTTTAAATTCGCTCCACACGTCTTCTTTTTTATCTACATGCGCTATTCTAAATTTTGAATCTGATATCTTTGTATAGTGGTTAACTATTCCGCCATCTGACCAAAATTGTTGACCTGTAGGCTGTGTCTGTATAAACCCGTAAAGTTGACATATTTTTTTTAACTCAGCAGAAAGTCTCACAGCTTTTTCATTATCACTTGGAAAATTATCACCATCTGAACAATGAAAGGTATAAATATTCCATATATCTGGGTGATATCTTGAGGATATTATTTCTTTACATTTCTCAAGAGCTGAAGATATCATTGTTCCCCCAGAACTTCCCTTTCTAAAAAAATCATCTTCACTTACTTCTTTTGCACTAGATGTATGCGAAATAAATACTATTTCTGTTTCATCGTATTTGCTTCTGATAAAGTGATACAAAAGAAAGAAAAAAGATCTAGCTAGAAATTTCTTATCAGGTGTCATAGATCCAGATGTATCCATCATAAAAAATATAACAGCATTACTATTTTTTATATTTTTCTTTTTAATTCTTTTATATCTCAAGTCTGATTCATGGAAAGAGAAGTTCTCTAAATCCTCTCCTTCCTCTAATGCTCTTTCAGCTGCTTTTTTTCGCTTTATTTTGTTTTTTAGACTTTCTTTTTTTGATAATCTTGGTGTAATTCCCGTACTTGTATATCCGCTTCTTTTAAATTTCTCAGATATTAACTTAGACATCTTCTTCTTGTCAAGATCTGGTAGGTTTAAATCATCAAAAAGATACTTAGACATTTCTTCAAGAGTAATTTCTACATCATAGAAGTCTTCACCCGGCTTGTTTCCCGGTTTTTGCCCATCACCTTTTTGCTTCTTTTTTGACTTATCAGCTATTTTTTGACCTCTTTTAACATCTTTATTATGTGCAGATCCAACTTTTTTATTTGATTTGTTACTTCCATAGACAAATCTATATTCTTTTATACCTCTAACAGGAATTCTTATCTTCTTTTTTCCATCTTTTCCAATAATGGATTCTTCTGATACTATATTGTAGACACCTTCTTTTATAGCTTTTTTAATCTTATCTTTATGCCTAGATCTATCAGTTGCTGATCTATCGGCTGAGGTTTTATGATTTTTAAATACAGACAATTTTAAACCCAACGATCTCTTAATTTTTGATCGCTATAGATAAGTATTACTGTAAACTATGAAGAATGTACAATTATTGTTATTTTAGAATTTTATATTAAACAATTCTCAGTGCTGAGTAATACTATCTATATAAATAATAGAGATCTCTAGTTGAAAGTGAACATTGATAAAGAATCTTAAAATAAAACTAAATAAGAAAAATATATCTAGATACTGTATTCTAATATCATGTATTATATTAACTTCTATTAGTTTAACTCTAGCACTATCATCTTCAGATTATCTATTTAAACATAGACTCCCAGAGGATAATTTTGTTACTCTGATAACAGAAGTGTACGCAACTACACCTTGTGATCAAAACTCTGAGGGTTTTGAGTATGAGATCTTAAACAATGAAGAGTTATGTGAGGGTGAGTTACTCATGAGCTCCAGGGCATCAGGGGGTGTAATTAGACAAATTAATGACTCAAGTTACATATTAACCGCAGCTCATTTTTGTGATATTCAAGATGTAGATGAAATATTTAGATATAGTAATTCACCAGTATTTATTGAAAATAGAATATACAAAGACGGAAACTACTATAGCTTCTCAGTTTTAAAATCTGACAGCCGTCGTGATATATGTTTAGTTGAATCAGATTATGAAGTAACCGAAGATCTTAAATTAGCAAGAAAGATGCCTGAGCTTGGAGATCAAACTATTACAATATCTTCTCCCCTTGGTGTGGCACAGAAAAATATTAATATGCATTTTTCAGGTATATTTTCTGGATGTAACTATCCTGAGTGCTTTTTTACAATACCTGCAATATCAGGAAGTTCTGGATCTTTAATCTTAAATTCAAAAAATGAAGTTATAGGATTAACACAATCAGCACTCATAGGATTTCCCAATCTTACAATTGGATTGGGAATATATGATATTAGAAAGTTTCTATATGAATTTCAAGAAGAGTCTGATATAGATCTTATAGATTTATGATAGTTATTAATAAATTCTCTAACTACGAATACTGATCTATTTCTCTTCTCTCTAATACCAGGTTTTCTTCCAATATCTGGCAGTACAGTTTCAGAAAGATCTGGATTTTCTTTCAACATCTTTTTCCAGATCTTTCTGAATTTTCTTTTTACCTTTCTTCTCTCACTAGGGGAAAGGCTTTTAAGAAGATTTGATAATTCACATCCTGTAAATGCAGGAACTATTCCCTCTTCTATCATTTTAATTTTTACAAATATTTCACTTTGTTTTGACATTATTTTTAATATACTGAAACGTTTGAGCTTTTATTAAAAAATTTTATAATATATAGTATTAAATAAGAAATATAAAATGTCAAGACTATTAATAAATAAATCTTTAAACAGATGCATACAGAATAAAGATGTTATATCTGATTTTTGTAATTTTTGTGCAGAAAATCTTAAAATATTTGATCCAATGATAATAGAGATATCTTCAGATAGAGAAAAATCTGGAATAAGAACTACTGCTTTCTATGATCCACAGACAAATCTAATAAGTGTTTATGGAAAAAATAGGGCTATTGTTGATATATGCAGGTCAATAGCACACGAAATGACACATATGGCACAGATGACAGAGGGAAGAATAGAGTTTCCAGTGCAAGATGTTGGTGGACATATAGAAGATGAGGCAAATGCAAAAGCAGGAGAACTTATAAAGGCTTATGCAAAAAGCAAACCTGAAAGAAAAAGAATATATGAAGGTTTAAAGGCTATAGATATAGCACTAATTCTATTAAGTTAGATATGACCTTACATAATCTCCCATTGTTATAATATTGGGATTTTGTCGTCTAAATACATCTGCTGCCCCTTGACCTCTATTTGATATATACCACTGATATATATCGAAATCTAACCCTTGATCAAGCGCAGCGGGAAAAAATACTGCAGCAGCAACGTCTTCCATGCTATCAAGTTTTCCCACGTATGACATAAAATACTTCTCAACGTAATCAAGCTGCTCAATTACAGTCATACCAGCAAGCTCAGTCGTACTTGTACCAAGTCCAGTTGCTGTATCAGGCATAAATTGAATTAGACCAGTTGCACCTGATCCTGCTCTGTTAGGTTCTGCAGGATTCCATGTTCCTGCCGACTCAACATCTATTATCTTTGCTATCCACCCAGGGTTAGTTCTTAAATTTTCCGATATATCGACTACTTTCTGAGCCTCTTCTAGGGATATATTATATTCTTCTGATATTTCTTCCGCTGTTTGAGAGTATTCTATATTAGAACCTGTATCTGAAACATCTATTTTAAAACTTTGATCTGATCCAATTCTAATAATATTTCCCAAATCGCCTTGTGATCTTCCTTGTATTTTCTCTTGTATCTTTTCTAGTTCTTCTACTATTAAATTATTAATAGTTTTTAATGTAAGATATTCCACTTTATAAATCCTTTTTCAATAACCATAACTATATAACTATCACTATTTCATTATCATCATCTTCTTCTGTGCTATCATCTTCTATATCAGATTCTGCTGCAGCCAATGCACGTGTATCATTTCCAATTGTCCATGTGCTTGCATTATTAAATATTGCTCGATATACACCTGGGTTTATTGATTGATCTATGCTAAAGTGAAGATGTGCTCCCGTACTATTTCCAGATCCCACCGCACCCTCGAGACCTCCTGATAACCCTATTATTTCCCCCATTGTTAAATTTTGGCCATTTGAAACATTTATTTGTGATAAGTGACAATATATTGTCTTGTTAATATTTTGATCGCTATGCGTAATGGTAACACCCCATCCGCATTTGCCCTCTCTATGAACTCTTGCAACACCGTCAGCTATTGCTGCTACCGGTGTTCCAGCTGGAACTGTTATATCCCATCCAGTATGAGCTCTTCCACCCCTGTCAGCTGAAGGTTTTGATCCAAGAACACTCTCAAAATATTCTAAGTCACCCGGATCTAATACTGGAACAGGTGTCATGTAGCTAGCATCGGGATCATCAAGGATAATTGTTCCGTAGGATGTATTTATAGTTGATAAAGTGCCTATTTTGGAAACACCTATATTTATAGCAGGATTACTTGATGTTCTCGATCTCCCTTGAATCTTTTCAAATAAAACTTTATCAATTTCTTCAGATATTATACCTCTTATTTCTGATTCAGAAATTTTCATATTCTATCCTGTTCCAGGCTTAACTCGCCAAAAATCTCTTCTCTGGGCGCCGTTTAAAGACCATCCGCCAAGTCTGACCCACGTTGGATTCCCTCCGAGAAATACTGAGAGTTTTTGATATTTTCTTCCCATTGTATGAGTTTGTCTTAGGGGACTGTTAGACGGCAGCTTCAGTTTCCTCTCTGTCTCTTCAAATGCTAATCCAGTAACATCTCTTAATAGATACTCCCAGCTTTCTCCGCCAAAGATAATTTGAAACTTTTCATCAGCTGATGTTGCTGCACCTGTCATTACTATGTTTAAATCACTTCCAAAAAATCTACCAACTACCCCTCTTCTTCTAAATTTTTCAACTGTGCTTGGATATGTTCTTAATATTACGACAGTGTTGCCATCTGAGTCTAGTATAGGATAGTCCTGGAGAGTCTGTGTTGCAACCTGATCTGTTCCACCAGTAGCACCAGGTGCAATGCCAATGGGATCAACCTCGGCAGCTCCAGAGCCACCCTGTGTGGCTACTCTAACAGCCGGCGAGTCAGATGCAGCAATATCAGTTATAAATTGTAGAGCACCAGACGGTGTGCCGTCGTATGTTTTACCCATAATTTCGCTAGCAGCACTGTGACCTGAACCAGCCCATCTTATTCCGTTTCCAGATGAATCTCTAGCGACTCTCAAAGCTTGATCGGATGTAAGTTTTCCCTGTATAAACTTTATCCATGCTGCATTTGTATGCCTCCCCCACTTACCATCAGCACCAAATGATAGATTTGTTGTTGCTGCTGCTCCATGTGCTGGATCCATTAGTATTCTTTGCATAGCTTGAACACTAGAGTTAAAAGGAAGTGTTCCTCCACTTCCAGCAACTCTTGCTGCCGGTGCATCAGCGTCATCTGATTGCGCTGGATCTGCTTGATCTGTTGGGTCTGTTGTGTCTGCAGGTCCATCCGAATCTACATAGTCCGGAATATCATCTCCACACCTATTTGGAAAATTTTCCATTCCCCAGCAAGTTCGTTCTGCGCGCATTTGGTCAGTACAAAGTCCTCCACATATATTTTCAAACTCCTCTGTAGTATATGTTCCATCATCACATTGTAGCTCCGCGCATACAGTGTCATCAAGAACAACAGTCTCTGATAGTACAGATCCATTATAAAAAGATAAAAGTTCAGCTTTTATTATTTCTATAATATCTTTTTCATTAATATTCATCATGCTCTTCCTATACTGTAATCATTATAAAATTTTATAAGTAAATCAAATATATTTTCATTATTTGGCAATCCCACAGCAGTTTGAAGCTTATCAATTGCAAAATCAACTGTTGGAATATTCTGGCCCTGGATTCCTCCCACCACACCTGATTTAAACCGTGCAAAAGAAGGAGATGCTCGAGTGTTCCTATTATCGCATGTAAGACCTAGTGCAGCTGCTGCATTTGTAGCAGCTTCATTTCCTTGATTACAAGGGTGTGCATTCCTAGAAATATCTAATCTAACTTTATCTGCAACCGTGCCGCTCGGGGATGACGGCGCCATGCCCAAAACCTCTGCCAGTCCTGAAAGTGTACCACCGGTAGTGGTGCGAACAGTGCCCCCAACTGCTCCCGCGAGACCCTCCTCAGAATCCTCAGGAAATGAAACTTGTCCCTCCTCAGTATTTATGCTCTCAAAATCATATGCAGATGCCATCACCGCCGCTGTATTCGAAGCCCATTGCTCGCCCCATTGCCACACAGCTTGATTTACTTTGCTCTCTCCGTTGATATCTGTATAGTTCATATAGAATAATGGAAGGCTATTTATTTTAGATACTATAGATCTCATGAGATCATTCTGCGCGGCTGAGGTGTCACCCTCTATCTTCTCGGAGAGAGTTCTATTCCAACTACTAATAAGGTTGCTGTTGTCATAGTCTGTGGATGCCATAGACAATCCATAGAGGCTGCAGGTCTCGCATTCTTCTAAGATAGTTGCAATCGCGGCGAGCTCACTTTCGCTCATTTCATCAAGATCCCACCATCCCCCATCAGCCGCTTCATTCAATGCGGTAGTCCAGCCAGGTTTTTCTTGACCTCTAGATAGTTGATAGTTTCTACCGGAAATTGATGGATCTGATCCGATGTCATTCATCGCACCCCCGACAATTCTAGCAAAGTCGTCGCTTGTTGCTGCACGAAGCTTGCACGCAGATCCGCAATTTGGATCAGCTCGTCCAGTAATCCATGCATCAACACCTTCGATTGTACCGTACGCAGCCAACAGACCTGCAATAACTCCGGTTGATTTCAACTTATTGCTGAAGATCCAGCCTATACCACCTCTAATGGCACCTCCTGTTCTAGCCCACCATGACACGGCATCACCTGCCACCTCTCCTGCACCACTGACACCTCTTGCTATAACCTCAGCAGCTTCCTGTGTATATCCCTTGCCTCTAAGTGCTGTAACAAGGGCATCTGGGCCCATCGTAGTAACTTCGTTCGCGAGTCCACTCATTGTACGACTCACACCACCTGCCAGTGGCTGCGTCACTTCAGCCAGATCATCTACAATTTTCGCCGCACTTCTGACACCTGGCCCCACCCCTTCTTCAAATACATTTAACACGAACTTGAATTTACTTTCAGTCAAGAGCCCGTTTTTTCTATATGATTCAAGTAGGGATCTTCTAATTAAATTTCTTAAATCGTTTTCGTTAAGTCTCAATTTAAATTACCTCAAAATAGATTAATATTCATATCATACATATTTGATGAGATATGTTAGTTCACTATTTACTGTTTAGTTATCACTATTATATATTTTCGTCCCGTGGTTGTTACGTGTAAATGATAAAAACAAATAGTATAATAGAATTATGTTAAGTATAAAAAAAACAACCCTGGCAGCATCTTTACTATTTTTAACTGCAAGCCCGATATCAAATGCAAGGACAAGGGTTGATAATCACCTATCAGCAATGATGAGTGAAGTAAATCTGGAATCACAAGTGATGGAAGGTGTTATTGTCTATTATAATCCAGATAATAGAAGGATAAATCTTGAGACAGTTAGACAAGTCTTAAGAGAGTCAAAATCAATGATTGGCCCTGAGGTTGATAATTGTCAAAATCTTACATTAAAACTATTTCTTTTACCTGATAGTGTTATTAACAATAGGGATGTCATGAGCTTTCTCGTCTGGGAATTGTGGGGGAATCAAAGTCTGTGGGGTGTATATGACTCATTTCACGAACCATCAGTTGGAGAGATGTATGTAAATACAAACATACCAACTTCAACAATGAATATGACAATTGCACATGAATACTTCCACTACAGGCAAGATATTAGATGTGTAAGAAAAGATGAGCAAGAAGCTAGAAATTTTGAAATTAGATTTTGTGAAATCTCATCTACTTGTTAATTTTTTTGAAAATGCTTTGCTAACTTTAACTTTTTTCTTTTCGCTACTGATATCAGAATCTATATCAATAGAAAGCTTATCAGAGGGAGATATTCCTAAATTTGTAGCTACTCTTTCTGCATGTGCATGAGATGATCCGTAACCTTTAAAATTTCTAACTTTAAGCTGTCGATTATCAGACATATCTTCGTTAATAATCTTTTTTATTATTAACTTTAGAGTTTGTATTTTATTGCTCAATTTACCAGACCAAACATTTGGCCTGCACCACTTGGCAATGCAGATGATACAATACCTCCTAATTCACTAGAATCAATACCGCATACTTTCTGCTCTACTTCTTCTTGAAACCCGATGTAAAGATCAGTTTCTTGAACAATTCCGTTAAGGTACTCTTGAAGAGTCCTGGCTGATCTAGTGTACTGATCGAATATTGCAAATATTCCCACTGTTTGTGACATGGCATCCATTAAAGCACCAGTCATAGGCTCTAAGATAAGTGCCTCAATACAGCCATCAACTATATATCCTGTTAATGCATAGCACCCTGTGGTATCCCAGTTGTTGTATATTGAATAGTATTCTGATACAGGAATTTGCTCAAAGATATTTACAAGCACAGCTTGCAAAGGTCCTGGCTGAACTTGCAATATATCCTGGATAACATACCTTCCGAGATCTGCTTTAAAAGTTTGAAGAAGCGGATCACCTATCGTATCTACTACACCGGACGGTGTGAGACTAGAGACCCAGTCAGTTGCAGTATCCCATGCGTGACCTACTCCGCTAGTTACAGCTCCGCCAAGATCACTAAATATATTTTCATTAACAAGATCTGGATGCTCTTCTAAAAATCTAGCTCTAAGCTCTGCTATCATTACTCTCTGAAGAACTCTTCTCTCTTCTAGGGTCATAAACATAGTATCGTTTCTTTTTATCTTTTTGCCATTGGCCCTAGAGAGTGATAAGAGTGATTTCTCTTCCTCTATTATTCTTCTAATATAATCAGGCGTCACCTTGACAGTCTTTCTTTTTGACATCTATAATCTCCATTTAAGATACTTACTATGTTAATTATTAATCACAGGATGTATATTTTATAATCTAGTAAAATATTTTACTCAAATATCTTTAGTGCCCACATTGCAGCTGCCATTCCAAATTGAACAACAGCAAATATTGTTATAGCTTTTGTCTTAAATTGCTTCAAATCTTCAACTTCATTAAACTTAACTTGCAACTGTGTCGGAGATGCAACTTCATCAATTTTATCTTTCCATGCTCTTAGTTCATCCACGCGATCTTCTCGCTCTCTCATTCTAGCTATTTCTTGTTTAAGCTCTTGGATCTCAGAGTTTAATGATTGAATACTTGTAGCAAGCGTTTCAAGCTGATTTAAAACGAGCCTTGAATACTCACTCCAGTCTGCGCTGTCACTCATCACAATTCCCCTTTTCATTTTCACGATCTGGATCTAGCAATATAAGTAAATTATCAATCTTGCCAGAAATACATTTCTTTGTAGACTTCGGACTTTCAGTAAAATCTTTCAGATTTTTTAATTCAGTAACAATTTCATCTTTTATTTTAAATGCTTCATCCCATTTTTTTTGATTTTTGCATAGTTCATCCCTTAGCTTTCTAAGCTTTTCTATAGATGATTTTGTCTCACAATTCATTATAACTTTCTCAAATTAAATAGTTTGAATTCAACAATTATTAAGTATGCGAAAATTTCTATTTATACGGTCTAATTCTTGCAACAATTCTTGATACTTCTATTGCATGTCTAGGATTTTCAGCCCATTCTGCGACCTTGATTAATTCGCCGTGCGATATTTTTCCTTCTTCATGAGCAATAACCGCTCGAATCATTTTTGATGGTGACTTATATGTTTTTCCTTTGTATCTTCTCTTCTCTATTCCCTCACTTATAATATTGTCAATTGATTCAAATATTATATCTGCTAGAGATATATTTTCGAGAAGGCCCATACTCTTTAGATAATCTGATATTTGAACATTGACAGGAACTTCCTTGCCATTCTTTCTTATACTAAGATTTGGAAGTGCTTTTATTTCTTTGTCGAGATATAAATTACTGTCCGTGCCTGAGTCCCATCCATATTTTTTATCACCACCGAATGATTTTTCTAACTTTCTTTCTCTTCTCTTTGTTTTTTCTTTTTTACGTGACATATTTTTAATATTGCATAAGGTCAGATATTACACCCAAAAGCGCATCCCTAGTCAAAGGGCAGGAAGTTGAATTTGCAATAGCATATACAGCTTTTAAAGACTCTTCTTTTGACATCATTGGTGCTTCAATATCATAATCATAAGATTCTTCATAGTCAATAAATTGTGGTAAATCTTCCATATTCACATCTTTCATATTCATATCTTCATCTTCATATGAATCACCACAACCCCCTGGGGAACCATTGCATCCACACCCACAGTCCTCATTTAAAATTTTTCTTTCTTTCTCTATTATCTCTCTAAGCATAGATCTTGTTATATTCATTTCTAATATCTCCGGATATACTTTACTAAATATTAATTTGATTAAAAATAATCAAAAAATATTGTTATAGCTGAAATATATACCAATAGGCCCGATCCCTTTGATCATCCGAACTCGCCGGTGGATCGGAATCTTGCGAACTAAAAAAGGAGACGATCATGCCAAAAATAGTAATAACAGATAAGAAAGGGCTCGTTCAAAAGGGCGGATCCGGTATCGATGTTCAAGGTGGAACACTTAAAATATCAAAAGGTGGAACACTCTGGATGTCAGGATCAACATTAATAGGGGGTCTTAACAGCGTAGAAGCAAAGACAGCAGGCTTTACAGCCAAGGAGTCAGATGCGGGTAAAACTTTCCTTCTTGGCGGAGCAGGTGGTACAGTAGCACTACCAGCTAGCAGTGCAGGATGGAATGCAACATTCGTTATAACAGGTGCACTAGGAGCCGCATGGCTTCTTTCAGGATCTGCTACGGGAACAAATTTCCTAACTGGTTCAATTGTTGGAGCAGCAGATGCAGCTATTTCAACAACTATCGTAGCATTCCACTCAGGTGTAGGTGCTTCTGATCACGTTGTTGATGATGGAACAGTTCACATGTGTGTTTCTATGTCAAACGGATGTGCAGGTGCTCAATCACCGGCTGTTGTAAAGTTTGAGAAGATTACTGCTCTCAAGTTCCTTGTTAATGGTACTGCCCAAACTTGATTATTTTTTAAACGTTGTTTTGTTTTATTAAAAGAGTGGCTAATAGCCACTCTTTTTTTATTTCTCAATTGACTCAAGACATGCAATTATAATTTCTCTTAACCATAGTTGACAATTGTTTATTAAGTCTATTGAGTCAAGCCATTCCCATCCAGAATGCTCTATTATTCCGCTTTTAGGATTTGGCATAATGATAGGATCGCTTGATGTAAATGCTGGATAAAGCATAAGGGTTCCTATTTTTGTTCCCGGTCCTATAATTTCTCTATCAAGTATTTTAATTCCACACTCTTCAAAGCATTCTCTCTTGGCACACTCAAGATCTGTCTCACCAGTAAGCTTTCCGCCTTTTGGAATATCATATACTCCGCCCTTTTCAACTATCTTTCCTACAGGAGATACAAGTCCAAGTACTTTTATTTCATCATCAATTTTTTTAAAAACTAAAAATCCAGCGCCGTCTTTGCTCATAATAAAATTACTCGTAATAAGATCGAATATTTACTCCACCTTCTTCAGCCTCTTCTGAATCACCAACCATATGAGTTGTTCCTTCAAAATCTTCTGGAACAATATCTTCATCATCCTCATTCATTCCTGAATATGACTGATAGTTGTTCAATCTTCTATTTTTAAGAGTTAACTCCTCTTTAATAATATTTCTTATTATATTTCTAAGCTGATTCGATGTGAAAGTCATAATATTGCCATTTGTCTACAAAAATATATATTCTCAAATATTGTCAGTTTGATTACTTTTTATTTATCGGTGTTATGCTTACAATCTGATCATGTGATCTAAGGACTATTTGCGGTCGAGATCTATAGTTTCTAACAACACCCTTAATACAGATACTTGATCCACCGAAAGTATTTAATGGATTTATTTCCATAGTGTGTGCATCATTTTCCCAAACTAGAATTGTAAGATAATTGTTTGGATATGCATTCCCAAAATTTATAAAATACGGAGATCCATTCATCTCACTCATATGTGTTATCTGACTTGGTATATCACAAACAACTGTCTCTCTATTTTCGTAAATAAAGTTTCCGTGAATAACTGTATGTGCAGCATTTACTATTTGAGGCTCACTTTGGCCAGTATTTGCCTGTGCTGTAATTAAAAATGCAGATATAATTGCTAAAATCATTTAATCTCTCTCGATAATCGTGAATTGTAAGGTAAACTAACTATAAAGTTAATTTAAAAATTACTATAAATCAGTAAGTATTATTTTTTACTTTTCGGATTGTTTCTAACAATCCTTCTTCTTTTTCCATCTTTTCTATTTGGCTCGTGAGGCTTCTTTATAATACATCTATCATAGACAAAAGTTCTATCACCCGGACCTTCAAATGGAATACTCCACGTCTTTCTAAGTATATCTGCTTCTTCTTGATATACTATCTCTGCTTCCCATCCTGAATATCCAGGCCAGTCCATTGAAGTTCTAAATCCTACACGCTTACCCTTTGTTGGTTTAACAACAATTCTTTCTATAAGTCGAACGTGTATTTTAGGTATGACATCGCCTGCTATTGACTTAACCAGTACAATGTCGCCCTTTTTGTAGTTGGGCATTTATCTCTAAGTTAGTTAATACTGTTTTATAAATACATCAATATAATAATCATAATTGAGAAGTTTTACAGGACAATATAGTGTTATGAATCCAAATTATTTGCTATAAGCCATTCATTTAACTGCTCAAATACACTTCTAACTTCAGCACCTACAATTACTTTGCCGCTGGGAGAAAGAAGGCTAATGTGGTCTGAGTATTCAGCTGTCGTTGCAATATCATCAGGATCCTCTAGAATGACAACATGATTGTCATCCCAGGCAGCCTTATCTTCTTCTGAGCAATCTGAGCCGACGTAATCACACGGAATTATGTCCAAACCTATCAGCTCAGTAGTTGAAATAGACTGAGAAAGGGTATTCCATGTGGCTCTTTGGCAATCTTGCCATGCCCACATAATATCCGTCGAGTCTTCACCAATATGTGAATCTAATTTTAGAGCTCCCCAGGCGTCGATCTCTTCGCCTTCGAGATCGACTTTAATTTCACCACATGTAGCCAAACTATCTCTTACTATCTTGTCAACCATCATTTTTAAACTTGTTACTGCTCCGTAGCCTAGAATATCAGTAATTATCGCTTCAGCTTCAGATGAAACATTTACAGTTAAGATATCCTCTATGCCGTCATATGACCAGCTAAAGGATGACAATTCAGATTCATACGGGCCTGTGTCATCAAAAAATACATCTCTTAGAGCCATCAGTTTTGTTGCATTTTCCATACTAAGCCTAACTCTGTCAACACTGCTGCTACTTCTCGAAGGAAGACGTGTCGGCTCAGCAGATGTATCTTGCCCAAGTGTCATTATTGCAGTCGCTGTCTGCCTTCCTACTGCACCATCTTCATCTATTCCATATTCAGCTTGAAGATCTTCAATTGCATCCTCTGTTTTACCGCCAAAATTTCCATCAATACCATCGTTATTTTCCCCAGATGTTCCAAGAATTCCAGGATCAAGTCCAGCGTCTGATAGTGCGTAGGCTACTAGTGACTGAAGTGCTATGACTTGTGTTCCCGATGATCCTTTTTGCAAAACTACTTCACCATCTAGAACTGGTCGCAATGCTTGTTCAAAGCTAGATACCAAGATGTCAAGATCAGAATTTAAATCTGCAACTCTTGCAATAGGATTATCAGAGCCAGGAACCTCTATTCCTATTTCTTGCATTCTTTCAAGATATCTATCCATTACATTATCACCTCTAAACCGAGGCTGAGTATATACACCTACGAGAGATGTAAGTGCACCAATTCTTGTGCTGTCTGTTCCATTAATAACGCCAGGATCGCTAAGCAGTATTTGAATTTGTTGCTTAGCATCATCTGGAATAGCTTCCTCAGATATAAGCATGCGATTTGAAATCTTTTTTTGAAGCTCTTCTAATATTAAAATTCTAAGCTCTCTTGAATCAAGTTTCATCAATAATTCCCTTCTATTGAATATAAATATCTTTTAATTCTATAAGTTGACATTATAAAGATTTCAAGGGTTGGAAATTAATTTCCAACCCTTGAAAAAGAAAGTTCTACAATTTTACTTTTTTGATAATTTACTCTTTAAATCTTTAAGCCAATCAAGACTACGCCCCCATACGGATAAAACTCTATCTCTTACCCAGCTAAGCGATCCTAGTACCCACCCTTTTAAAACTGAAACACCGTCAGATACAACTTCAACAACCTGGTCCCAAGCTAGATCAAGTATATCAAGGATAAGCTTAAGAGGCGATGAAAGTATTCTAAGAACAGGATGCTTCTCTCTTCTAAGAAGGAGCCAGGCAAGTGCAACACCTACAAGGAGTCCTTCAAGCCTCGGCGCGGATGTATGCAGATGATAAAGAATATCATACACAAATACGATACAAACAACTGCAAGATCCTGGATATTTGAAAGAAGCCCCAAGATAAGGCTCCATACTGTCTCTAGTAACTGTCTCATAATAATTTCTCCTATTTAACAATTAAATGTCATTATAAGTATTGAGAGAAAACGTAAATTCAACTTGCAAATCTCTATAGTAGTTTCTTATATTTCTTAATGTCATATCCAAAATTATAAAAGTCTTCCTCAAAAGCATTCAGCACACACAGTAGAACTTTCTTATCAATGTGTTGTATTATCCTCCTGTAGCTAATGCCTTCTCCAATTTTATTCTCGTGGCTTATGTTATTGATACGCTTTACGTCTCCTATTACACCACTTTTACCAAGATTCATCAAAAGTTTTCCCCAGTCCTCTTCAATATTTTCAAACTTTCCTATGAAGTCAACTCTTTCCAGAGGTTGTATCATTTTTGTCATTGAGTTGGGCATAATTGACCATTTGCAGACTATGTTATCATACTTTTTATCTTCATAGTTTAATGAGTAATCAGAGTACCAGTTCTTCACCCAGTCATTAAATAGTCCAGCTAGCATCTTATTGTCTGATTTATTTAGCTGCTTGCTGTTCGATAACTTGAAACCTATGTTCTTATACTTTTTATGATGACGTAGGCACATCCGCTTAAAGAAAAATGCAATAAATCTCTCGAAAGGATCCCTTACAAATGTGAATACGAACATGTTATCAGATATGTCATGTTCACTAAGCGGTACATGCCTTCCTCCGTGAATATTTCTATTGTACTTAAGTGCAGATCCTATTGATGTTCCGCCAGTCTTCGGTATGTGTATATAACAAACGGGATTGTTAAATTTTTTTGTGATTATCATAGCTTCCTATTAGTGAAATGTGATCTATGACTTCGTGATCCAGAAATAATCTGATTTTTCCATCGTCACACATAACCTCGTAAGTGATTTCGCCATCATTACTAGGCCTAAAACATTTTACAATAATTCCTGTATATGTTTCCTTTTCGACTGATGAAAAAGATTTATTACCGTCGATTAGAAAAAATTTTGCTATGTCGCCCGTTCTTAGCAATGATGGTTACACTCATGTTATGAATATAACTATTACTATTGGTTGTGAATATTTTTAGCGTCGTTTCCAGTGACCAGGAACCCAGTGCCTGTTAGCTCCGCGACCTACCCACCGGCCAGATACCCAGTGCCTATTGTTGTGTACAACAGAAGCTGATGGCGGCCCACTAACGTATGCTCTATAGGATACCCCTAGCCTCGGATGTTTCCAGTGACCTCTAACCCAGTGACCTCTTTCCCAATGACCTTGAATCCAGGTCCATGAAATTGATACGACATGATTACCATGTCCAGAGTTTGCCCTATGATGTGAAGAGCTGTGATGAACAGGATGAGCCTCTGCTGAAAATCCAAAAAGTAGAAATCCAACTGATGCACATATTGCTAATTTTCTCATTTTATCTCCAATTTGCACCAAGTGTGCATGTATTATAAGCTTGAGAGCAGCATTACATTCAATAAAAAATTAAAAAAGTCAAAAAAAAATGGAAGGTTCAAAAAAAATGAACCTTCCAAGTTAATTTAATTAACTTTTAAGACTAGAGAATATCGCTAGAATCACTTGGTTCATAACTTAGGGTACTGTTAAGAAATCCCTGAAGTGCTTGTGCTTCGCGAACAGTCATAGTAAGTGAAGTTCCGCCAAAGCTATATCCGCCGGATTCTGGACGTGTCTCGATCGTAACTGTGTTTGAGCCTGCCTTCTTTGCAGTGCTGTTTCGTGCAACTGTAAAGTTGAATCGCTTGGTTGTCTTAGTCTTATTGTAATTCATTCTGTTTATTCTCCCTTGTATTGAAAACAGGATTAGCATGTATTGCCAATCATTAAAATAATACTGTTTTCAAGTGTGGTTTACAAGAAAAAAATTTATTTTTTACGAAGTAACGTAAATATTATTATCGCTTCCTATACTAACTTTAACACCGGCAGAGGCAAGATTATTCCATAAAATTTCTATGACCTCTCCGCCACCTTTTGATTCATTATCTTCTTCAAAGATTCGCGGAAGAGTAGCATCATCTCCAATCACCAGAGTTTCACCATGCAGACTGTTAATATCCGAGATGTACTCCACAATGTCAGTTGCGGGTGCATTTTCAAATCCCGCCGTCCAAGTGCCAGCAGTATTAATGCTCCCTCGGCCTAGAAAAGCATCAAGAGTTAACTCAGTTAACTCAATATCCGAAGCTTCAGCTTCATCTGGTGATAATGGAGGAGGCCATTCTTCAAGTGAATTAAGATATTCAACGACCTGCAAAACAAGCGGGTGAGATTCATAAACATTACGACCCTCTCTGTTGTATATATCCCTAAGTTCAAAAGTTGATCCTATTGAATTTGGACCGTCAACTACCTCAATGGTTATGTTTAAAACATTACTTGAATTCCAGGTGGTCCCTGAATTCAGATCACCCAGCTCATTATCATTCCCTGTTCTTGAGACAATATATTGCCAGTCACCCTCTTTTCCTTCAAGTTCACCAGAAGGGCTATCAGTTTCTCCATATGATTCATCCCCGGGCGCTTCTGGAACATCACCAGGGCCCACATCGCACCGCTCTTTCACTGCTCTTGTTATAGCCACTATGTCACGATCTGAAATTGCATTAAATGTATTTAGAAATGGCGTTGCTGAATCGAAAAATGTAGCAAAGTACTCCTCGAGCGATGCAACGGGGTCTTCCGCTTCATCGTCGTACCATGTGGAATCTATAAAAGCTCGGTCCTCAGGACCAGTATAACCCAGGGTTTCCAAGATTGACTGAACTGGTTGCTCGCTTGTAAATGGACCAGCCCAGTCATTACTTTCGACGTCAGTGTACACCGCCATCATTTCAGGGCCACTAGGCCTAACAACAGTGGTATCCCCACCTGAAAAATCGACCGAATATTCTTTTCCGCTCTCCCAAAAATGCGTTTGCCAACTCACCTGATCGTGGGAAAGAGCTTGACCAAAACCATCATCATCAAGTGAGAGATATAAAAAATACGTCTCAGAGTCATCCTTCCAAGATACATGAAAGTTGAGCGTATTTTCTCCAAATCTAACTCGTGCCACTCTTTTATCAGGATCGTCGCATCTATCAACATTTAATACTTCTACATTAGACGCAGAATCATCTCCCTCTTCGTTAATCATCTTGCGGATCTCAAGGAGAATTTGTTCTCTTATAATTTTTTTAGTTAGTTTCATAATATTTCCAAATATTCATATAATATATCAAAGGTCGTTTACGAAATATCTCGTCCATCTGGGCTCCCCAGATGGCACCTCGATAATATCGTATTCGCCGTCGTTGTTAGTAGCCTTACTCTTCCACACATAACACTTGGAATCAGATCCAGCAACAGTAGATGTGCAGTCATAACCTGGTCTTGGGTTACAGTCATAATAGCTATTAGGACCAGCAGTTAGGAAACATTCGGGATCTGTAGATAGATCGTCAGATGATCTCTGCGTGCTTCCTGAAAACTCTTTTATAATATCACCAATAGCCTGTAAAAAGTCCATCGAGGGAAAATCGCTAATAACGCCTGAAAGTGGGCCTAGATCTAGTGGTAGACCCATCTCGTCTATATCACTGAGAAGATCACTAACATCATCTGCGCTCTCAATTCCCCACTCACTGGCGTATCCAGCGATAGATCCGGAGGCCCATCCAGCATATGGATCACTAGAGTCCAGCTGATCACCGTGATGTAGGTCATTGAGAATAACTGATAAATCGCTATCCCTATCATTGGGCGTAACGACCATATCTGAAAAATCACGAATAACCCTTGACAGCGCACCAACACCTTCGTCTATACGGTTAAGTGAAAGGGAGAGCTCCTCCCTTATCAACCTGACAAGACGTGAGTGGGTGATCCGCATGAGAGCCTACTTCTCCAGCTTCTGGATAGCTCTGGTTACCCTCTTGAGCTCACTTACAGTTGGCATACGGTCTGTTGCCGTCTCGCCCTCCTGGATCATTCCTAAGCCAGCAAGGGTTTCCCCGATTTTTCCAACAAACTCTGAAATTTCAACAAGAGAACTTCTCATATGGCCTGTCTGTTCCATTGCTAGCTCATTGATTGCCCTAGATGCTGAGGAGACCTTGTCTCCAGCCTGGCGAACCTTGGCGCCTCCGCGACTCTCCGCAAATTCTTGCATCTCTGACTTTCTAGTCATCTCTTCCTGTATTATCTTTCTAATGTCTGATCTTTTTAACTTCATGGTAAAATTCCTATTATAGATTAAATCTTTTAAAGATTTTCTCACTCTCCAGTATGTGAATCATCTTGATCATCATCTTCTTTAGCAAGGATAGGACCAGAATCTGCAGTTATCTCGCCTACAATTCTATCTATCTCTCTTGACATGTCATCAAAGTCATCACTGCTTTCAACTGTTCCGGAAATCATATCGTCGCCTTCACCGCCCCAAATCTCATCTAGCATACCTAGGGACCTGAGCTGTGCTCCTGCCACGGTATCTGAAACCGGTGTGTCTCCGTATGGATTATCATTGTCTTCTTTTAGAACCCTTTTAAGCTCTTCTTTGATTATCTGCTTAATTCGAGATTGAGTAATCCTCATTATTCTCCCCTAAAGTACATCTATAACTATTCTGACAGAGTGCAAAGTTTTCACTGTTTAATCCTTATATTAGTAATATCAAAAAGTTTTGAAAATTTTTCCGGAAATTTTTGAGTAAAATTGCTATTTTTCAATTTTTACATGTGCCAGATTTTGCCTTTTACTAACAATATAATATGTATTTAATACTGGGGAGTCATGGAAGAGGAAAGTATTTTAAGCGTCGCAATTGCCTGGACCGTTCTCGGTATGGTTTTTTCTGTATGGCTTCTAGTAAAGATTGATGCCCTAAATCCAGGTGTTAAAGAGATACCGCTTGATGAACCACGTGTCTTCGACCAAGAGATGGTACAAGATTACTCCGAATAATCTCTAGAATCAGAGTTCAGCGCTATGATTCAGGAGAAGGGGTAAAAGTTTTTGAAATTTTCGGAAATCGGTGTGAGACCTTAGCCGCCCCCCTGGAGGGGGTAGCCCTGGGCTGAGCCTGTAGGGGCTGGCGCGCCCTGGGCGGGCCCTCCGGGCGCCCTACCATCTTTTTAGGGCCTTTTAGATAGCCCCCGCCCTAGCCCTTTTTGAATACTAGAAGGGCCCTGCCTATAGCCCCTTTCCAGAGATTAAAGACAGGGCCCCCTATAGGCAATCGGGTGATGACTCTATCTACCTGACCTCTTTGACCAAGCACCCATCATTATCATAGAGCATAAGACACCCTCCTTCTGAGAGCTCTATGCTGCACAGCTTCTCTACGAAGCTCAGCATTTCTAGTTGATACTCTTCATCACTCCCCCCGCCTGGATGCGCAAGAACCTCCCAGCGTTTCTGAGACTTTCCGCCTTTCATTAGAAGAAGTATCTCTCCCGTCCTTCTGCGCACTACTCTATCCCTTCACTGCTGCATATCCAAGTACTCCGAACATCATTGCCCAGAGAGATCCGATAACGAATGTGAATGCTGTTGCTACTACCATTGCTCTATTCTCCTGTAGGTGAGAGCCAATATACTCTACAAATCGAGTATGTTTATGTTTTGTTGCGCGGATTCCGCGTCTTTAGAAAAGCGTTAGCGCCGGGAGGAATACTCCTCCTCGACGCCGGATGTATTTGGCGCTGGTCGCCTAGCTAGCGTCCTCCTCATCCGAGGCTGCTGCTGCAACAGCTGTCAGCCTATTGAGTGGGAAGAGCGACTTGCACTTCCGAGCGATTGCGATTCGTGCACCTCGGGTAAAGTACAATCCTTCGGAGATACTACGACCAACCTTACGTTCATCGTCAAGGCCGTGACCGACCACCTCTGGCATACGGGCCTTATTCCCGTTCCAGTTGACCTTGAAGCGCTCTGGATAACGCATATCCAGATTATTCGTAGCGACGAAGTCGAAGGTACCACCCTCCGAATCCGAGCAGATTCCCTGCACCACGACGGTGTGGAGTCCGGACTTCGGATGAGGTGCGAGGACCTCGGAGCCAGAGATTTCGAAGGAGTAGCGAGAGTTTGCAGTTGTAGCCATTATGGCCTCCTGAGTTTTATAGCTGAGTTGATTCCCAGCCAGGAGGGTTCCATTCCCTCCATGATTATATTATACCACCGATTGTTATCGATTGCACGTGATTCTAGATGTTTCTTGACTTGGTTTTCGTCCATACCGCAGAGATCGACACCCACAGAATAACCCATATCAGGGCGAGACAAGTACTCACTCGCTGCTCCCTTCATCGCCATTATCTCCATTGTCCTCTTCGTACCACCCTTCATCTGTAGCACGAAACTCAACCTTTACTGGCCGCCCTAGATCTTTGACCATCTCCTGAAGATGAAAACTAAATCGAGGGTCAAGCGATGTAACGAAGTACCCGCCCTCAAACTCTACGTAGACTCGATGCATAGTCACCTCTTTCTCTTCTTCTCCGTCGAACATCTTATTATGTACTGTCATTATGCGTACCACTCCACCCAGTGCGTCCCGGCACCGTACTTATTATTCATCTCTTCCGCTGCTGTTTGGGCAACTTCGATGGCAACTGGGCTGCCGTGCCCTGTCCTACCATTAATCTTCCAGTGAATCACTGCGAGCATCTTACCACTCCTTGGGTGGGATTTGAGTACCGCACCTTGGACAGATACCTTGCACCCACTGTGGGTTATGTGATTTGACACCACAGAATCTGCAGTAGTACTTCATGCTGCCACCTCTACAGCAACGCCAATCCAGGAGGCCACACCGTTCCACTCACGGACAACCAGCTTCCTGGCTTCCTCGGCCGTCTGGCCTCGGACCTCGATCCGCGCCTCATTCAGCTTCGCGTCACCGCGAGCACCGAGCCGATCGTCATCAAATGCCCACCACTTCACGTGGACGTGGAACGTCTTGAGTGCCCGCGTGGGGAGCGAGGGGAAAAAGCGACAACGGAAAGTTCTGAGTTCTGTCATGATATCTCCTTGATACTTTTATTATACTACAACAATGTCTATCTTACACGACATCGAACAGGCAGTTTTACAAACCATCTGGTCCAATGCCCAGTATGATTCCAGCGACTGACAATGCTTGGTTTGCAATCTCGTCGATCTCTGTGCCCATTGGGTCCATTCCAATTGAATGCTCAAGATAGTGATGTATCTCTGCCTCTATCAATCCGCCAACTGGGTACGGTATCTTTATGACTGCTGCNTTC